TGTTAGGCATGAAGTTATCCTCATGCGCCTCTAGCACTTGGCGTAGTGGCTCAAGGGACGTAAGCTTACCGTTAACGTAGTCAAACCCTAAGTTAGCTACTTGCTCCCCTACGTGCTGCCTAAACATGCGAGACAATACATCAGAGGCTACGTCCGTAGACATAGGTACTTCTTTACGTAGCTTTGCAAACAGACCCTCATACAAAACCTTGTTGGCTGTAGTCATGGTGCTGTACTCAGAGAAGAACAAAGCCTCTAGCTCAGAGGTAGATATAGTGCGGTCATACTTATCCATAGCGTTATCTAAGACACGCTTGATCTTTCGTACATCTTTAGTAAATAGTTTGTCAGGGCATTTGATACCCTTGTGATCCTCATAGAACTCCTGATCGTGTAGGGTTCTAATTAGAGATAGCTCCATCATTGTTGTAACGCCTCCCATGATATAGGAAATAAATCTTTCATATCAGCAGATATTTCATCTGCAACTATTCTTGTTTCTAACTGTGTATCTTCTTTACATCTAAGATTGCACATATCGGAGAAGGCGTCAAGACTACCTGACCAGTACCATTCAGTCATGGTGCTTTGTGGCAACACTATACGTGCTTGTTCTTCTGAAACCCCTGTCTTGAGTAGGTACTTGTACTGTTTAGCTGCTTCAATATGTGCATGGCGGATTACTTCATCTTGTGGATAACTTAAATCTATTAAACCACCACTACCTTGTTTCTTATCCTTAGTTGCCTCACGTAACTCAGGTATGTAAAACTCAGGGTCATCATCTACATACCTACGACTAATCTCATTCCATCGTAGGAACTTATGCTTAACTAGTTGTCTAGCTACAAAGATAGGAGCCTTGACATGGAAGCTGGCAAAGGCATGACCGAATGGTGACATGTGCTTATGCTTGGCTAAATACTTGATCAGCCTCTTGTCTGTATCATGTAGGATAGGTGTCATAGTTGTAGTAAACATACCACTAAACCCTAGTCCTTCACTCTGTTTACCAAAAGATACACGTGCTGCATTAACAACAGTAAGGTCATCACCCATGCTATCCATTAGTGTTACTTTAATCATCAGTCATGTTCCCCGTTGTTACGCCTACCATTGTATCCATCAATACGTCTAGCAAAATCAGATAAAACTCTAGGATTTCTACTGGCAGTATCAAACGTACCGACAGTGATAGCTATTGCAGCCAGTAGTAACACATGCGCTATTGCTGTCAATCCAAACACAAGATAGCTACCCAAGAAAATACTAAACACAATGCACCACATCCATGCAAGTATCTGCAAGATCAAGTGACGGGCATTGTTGTCAGGTATATTCTTTAGTGGGCTTCTATCTGAGTCCATTATCAATGTCCACGTGTCGTATATGTGTTGTCTCATGGTGCTGTACCTTTCCATAAAGATAATTCAGCTTCTAACTTTTTGTTACGCTTTTTAAGTTCTTTTATTTCTTCTTCTAACTCTTTATACTTTTCACACAACTCTCTATGTGTCTCTCTGTTGATCATTTTTATGCTTCTCCTTTCGTATAGAAGGTTTCTTCTTATCAGGTATCACTCTAGGTTTATACTTGGGATGCATCAAATCCTTAGCCATAGGATTAGGCTTTCTTGTCTTATCCATATCATAAGAACTCCATCAACTTTTGAATATCCGATTCTACCCGATACTTTATGTCATCGTCAAGCCTTAATGCAATAGTGGTTGCACCTGTCCACGCCTCTATCTCTTGTCTGAAACGCAAGGTCTTGTGTGCAGCGTCAGGGTCTAACGCTACGATAACCTGAGAATAGTTACCCAACTGTTCCATATGTGCAACACTTAAAGACGTACCAAGGATAGCCATACCTGTGAAACCAAGCTTGGCTACAGTGATAGCACTGATAACATCCTCAACTACAACTACAGTCTTGCCTGTACCTCCAATGAAGTAGTTAGCCTTGCCAGTGTAGCGCAACCACTTAGGTTCTGCACCAGCTAAAGCCCTACCTACAGCATCAATCATCACCCCATCTATAAAGATTGGGAACACTGCGCGTTTATCCTTGAGGTCATACATCAAGCCCTGATCCCATAAGTCCCACTTTTCTCTGAATGCATCAAGCCCACTACCACTCCGCACAACGTACTCAGGTAATTCCATAATCTCTACCTTTGGTTTGGGTTTATCTTGTTCTACTTCCTGCATCCTAGCTTGTATGTCAGCAGCAGTCATACCTACAGTGTAAACACCACTGATCTTACAGCCTAGCTTGTAGCAGTTATACAAGACAGCACCGCCTGACTTATTGGCAGTGAAGGTATTCTTACCACCACAATCAGGGCAATCACCTCTTACAGTGTCACCCTCCCCTAAGTCTAAGTCTTCTATGTACTTATTCATACTCATCTTCTTTGTACTCCTTTAGGCACAAATCAGCCGCATTCTTTTTATCTTCTATTGATTTAATTACTTTTATCCATGCCTCTGAGCATAGATCATCATGACCACCCATACGCTTAAAAAAGCACATATCCCTTATATCACGCAGAGTTCTTTCTTCTACCATCAAATGTATTTCAACGTAACGCCGTGCCATTATATCATGTCCTCTTCTCTGTTAGACAATGCCTCAGTAGCACCAGCCAATGTATTAACCAAGTAAGGCGCAACGCTTTGTGGTGTGCTGTGTCCACTTACCTGCATGATACCCACAACATCAACACCCTTCTCAACCATCTGTGTAATAGCTGTACGCCTTAAGTCCATAGCTGTCAACTCATCAGGTAAGCCAGCAGCATCCTTGACACTGTTAACTAAACCACAAATCTCAACATCATCGTAGGGCGTATATACGCCACCCCTAGCTCTAACTCTAGGTGCTACGTAAGGTAGGAACCCAAAGTCTTCCTTCTGCTGTTGTAGCATAGGTAACAACCCACCCTGTATAGGCAGGTGAACATCTGCTCCACGCTTGCTTTGCTCTAGGTCTAGCACACCTTTGTCTAGGTCTAACGCTTTCCACTCAAGTAAACGCATGTCACCTATACGCTGCGCCCAATGGAACGCCATGTGTACAATCAAGCCAATGCTACGCCACTCCCAATTACTGTATGCTGTGTCAAGGAACTGTTTGACTTGAGGTGTAGTCCACTTGACTTTGCGAGGCTTAGGCTTGGCACGATCCAACAGCGACACAGGATTTGATATTAGTGCGTTGTGTCTTCTGGCTGTGTTAAACACAATGCTTAGACAGGTAGCTATATAGTTAGCTGCCCTCACACCGTGCTTAACTCGCCAGTAGTCATACGCTACAGTTACATGAGAAAACTGTATGTCTTTTAGTTTGATGTTACCTAAATACTTACCCCCTTGTACTGATGTATTACAAGCAAACGATAAGTTACGATTGTAGTCATACTGTGACTTACCACCCAAAGCACAGAACTTAGGTGTACGCATGTAGAAGTCACAAGCTTTGCGTATAGTGTGTGTACTTTTAAGTTCTTCTTGTTTGGGTGGCATGTTACATCATTCCTATTGCTGCACTAACGAATACGATAGTGATTAGTACGTAGAGTAAAAAGTTACCTACACTCTTAAAAAAGGGGTGCATATAGCTCCCCCTTAGTTATGCATTGGTTAACTAGGTCTAGCTCTGTGCTGAGTAAGTCAGCCATGTGCAAGTCACCCTCCCACTGTGACTCCTCTACTGCATCCATCAACCTCTGCCGTTCTTCTGACAGAGGTGTAATGTGTTTTAGATTGTATTGATTGCTTGGCATGTTCATTGGTTACTCCCCAAATTAGTGTCGGATTATCCGACGTTAATCTTGATTGATACAATTACGGCGCATAGACCAACTAATGCTAATCTCTCCATCAGGATATGAAGCATAAGCTTTCTGTAATGCATCAACAGTCTCAAGTACTACCTTGATCTTATCAGCCTCAGTCAGGTTGTCTTCATAATTAAAGTGCAAAGGCACTACAGCAATGGCCTCCTCCCAATGGTTGTACTTGTAGTAATGCTCAGAGCCATCAGCGTGTACTGTAGGAGCAGGTGTATGACCCCACTTGTTAGGCTTGGTAGGTGGGTCAATCTCAGTACGACTATAGAAAGCCTCAGTCACAGTAATGACTGCATCATGAAACGAGTAGGTCTGTATCTTGTACAGCTTGTCGTGATCTATCTTGGTTCCCATTGGTAGTATCCTTCTGTGTGTTAGCTGCCATGACAGCGATTGCAAAGCCACGTGGTGTGGCACTTCTTATGTTCTTAGTCTTAGCAGACTTGCCGCCTAACTTCAAGTGCTGTCGGCTGTGACCTGTCTCAGGCTCAACAGGAACCTTGGGCGGCATCACAAAGCCATTGCCTGTCCACAAGCAAGTCTTCTTAGGGTAGGCGTCACGGTCTGCAATGTAGTCAGGCCAACGTGGATGCCGTGCAGCATTCTTAGCAATGTAACCACCATACTCGTAAGGGTGAAACGTATGGTCAGGCTTGCGCCATTTGGTAGCCAATACAGACACAGGGTTCTCAATGAAGTAAGGACAACCAAGATCATCAAACAGACCAGCACAATCAATGGCGTGTTGTACAGCCCTCTGTTGAAACAATGGGTCAGCCTCTGCTTTTCTCTTGAACCACGCTGCACCTGATACAGCCAGATCAGTACAAACAGGGAAGGCCATACCAAATGCTACCTTGTGACCATTGAAACGAAAAAATAGATCACTGTGAGTACTAAAGTCATGCAGGTCAGCATGACAATAATGAATAGAACCACCACCAGAATAGTGTGTAACATACTCAACCTTGTCATGTTGTATGTCAAAGGCATAGCAAGTGTACCCTGCATATGCCCAAGGCTTGAGAGCCTCACCTGTGTAGTCGTACAGACTGATTACATATTGTTGCATCACGCTGCCTCAATCATGCTGAACGGTACGTTGTAGATAGAGCCACGCATACGCACCTGTGCTTTCTTTTGGTTGATCTTCTCAATAATGCCAGCAGTACGCTTAGTCTTTTGTACTACCCAAACGTCCTGACCTACCTTGAGGCTAGTCCTACCCTTGAGGGTCTTTAGCTCATGAGCCAAGTCAATAATATCATTAAGGTCAGCAGTGTCTAGTGCAAGCATTGCTTGTTTGATGTTAGTCAATTCCATGATGTAGTCTCCTATGTGTGAAGGGAAATGTCCCTGCCACTTGTATAGCAGCAGGGGTAGCCAAAGTCAAATCAACCAGCGAAATGACGCAAGCGGCGAGGGTTAGCCACATGACGATTAGATATCTTCTCAAGATAGATAGTGCGCTTGAAGATATGTAAGGCAGTCATGGTCTTGAGGTGCTGTACACTCAAGCCACGGCTCTTAACCTTACGCTTACGGACGATACCTTTCTTACCAAGGAAGTTAAACCGAAAACCACTGGTACGGTCATTGAGGGGCTTAGTGGCGATACATGCAAACATGATATGTCTCCTTTAGGTTTGCTTAGTTAGTGTCGGATTGTCCGACGTTAAGAATAGTCACCCTCGTAAGGGTCATAGAACTCAGGCTCAGAAGGAACGTAGGGTTCCTGTGAATACTTATAGCTCCAATCAGAGTACTTGTCAATCAAGTCACCAATCTCAGTGTCGGCAGGGTTATACCCTACTACTTGGATGGTTCCACACTCATCCCAAAATACTGCTTCAAGCATTAGCTCTCTCCTCATTGAAGGTAGATATGTAAGGCTTACCTCTGCGAAGTTCAAGGTAAGCTATGTCACTGTTATACAAAGGCTCATCATCCCTGTCAACAAAGGTAGCAGCCTTGTAAGGATTATACTTGGCAACGTTACCTACATAATTGTCTACAGGTACTTGCTCTATAAGCTCACCCCTAGCAAATGCGTGAACATTCTTTTTCTTATCACGCAAGACCTTAGCACGACCCGCAGGTTGCACAACAAAAGATACATCCTTGAGCATGGCGTTGCATACATGTGCAATCACCTTGCCTTTGTGTCGCATAGAGAAAACTTTCTTATGCAAGTTAAAGTATATCTCAACCCTCATCATCTATCTCCCGAAACATTTCATCCCAATCAAAGTCAGTATAACCTGACATAATAAACTCACGCTCACTAGGGGAGGCGTCAGGGAAAGCTGACTGTGCCAACTCCCCGTTCTCCCATGCTGCAATCTGTGCAGCAGTTACGTCAATCTCTTTAGTGGCAGTGTCACCTGTCAGGGGTGATGTACGAGTGATCTTCATTGTGCTTCCTCCAATACCCACAGATGTACTTCATGGGGTTCATCCATATCCCAAAAGGGTGTCTCAATCATGCCACTATCTGTAAGCATTTGAACAGGGGCTTCATCACCTAACTCAGGGTGTTCTACAAAAGTCTTACCCGCTATTCGGGCTATCACGCTGTAAGTTGTCATTGTCTTTAGTCTCCTCATTAGTTGGTGTGATATTGTTATACCAGAAGCGGCTCTCTATGTCAAATAAAGTAAAACTTCTGGTGACTTCTCTTAACCATTTACTACGCCAGAACTTGTCTGGACGCCTAGCGTAGCGGTCACGTTTATGCAGGTGTAGCATTAGCTCAACAACTCAGCCAATAACTTTTCATCTTTTTTCCAACTGTATTGCTCAAGATACAGAGGGTCAGCATATACCCTAGTCAAACCCATAGTAGCCTCTTTGATGTAGCTGTCACCCATGTCATATGATCCATACGTCATGTCAGTCTTTACAGCTACAAACCACCTAGCATATGGGTTCTCTTTCTCTTTTGCAGGTAATTGATACGTCTTAAGCAAACGCACTTCAGTCTCACCAAAGGGGCCGTAGCCATTGAAGATGGCATAAGGCTTGTCTTTAGGGCGGGACTTTCCAAGTAGGTTCTTTGCACGTGTCATTTATTTGTCTCCAAAGTTAGTGTCGGATTGTCCGACGTTAAGTGGTTGAACATCTTTATACTCACCAATCTTGTAGTGTGTCAAGAGCCAGTTAGCAAAATACTCAGCATCATTTTTACTCAAGTGTTGCATGAGTTCACCCATGATTTCACGATGAAGGCGTTGTGTCTTATTCATAGGTTTAATCCTTCCAATGTAGATTGCAACTCTTTTAGGGTCTCTCTCAACTGTGCCTCAGCAGTAGCACATCTTTTGTGGTTGTCAAAGTCATCAACAATATTACCTGCCAACGCGCCAAGAGAATCAGCCAAGTGGCTGACCTCATGCAACTTGTCCCGCATATGCAGGGCTTGATCCCAAGTGTCAAACATCTGTTTAGTCTCCTAGTAATTAGTGTCGGATTATCCGACGTTAAGTAATCAGTCTTGTACAAAGCCACTGGTATCTTTCTTAGCCCTGCCCTTAGCGTATAGGCTCACCATAACACCATCAGGATCAAGAAACCGTAGGTCATCAGCATCACCACTGATAACAGGAACACCCATAAACATACGAGGTATAACGTCAATACTACGCCACACTACAGCCATGTTCATACCCCTGTCCATAGCAATCTTGACTTGCTTGGCGTACAAAGGATTAGCAGTGCTATAGCTAAAAGTCAAATGGTAGTTCTTGATGTGATCAGTCTTGCGATTGGCAATCTTGGTGTAGTCATACCATTGCACCTGTGGGAACATATCAAAGATATTGGCAAAGGAACCTATAGGCACACCATACCTAGTATTGTGATTAGATACAGGTATACGCTCCCAACGTATATCGGATGTACCATTGAGCCGAATAACAGGTATCACACCTTGTTTGCCACAGTATTTGATAAACTTGGTAACATCAACAACAAGTTGAGCCATAAAGCCATCACGATCAGCAGCAAACCACGCAGTCTTTTTAGCACGTGCTGCTTGTACTGTATTCATAGCACCACGCCCTGCAGTAAAGAGACAGCCATCAATACAGCCAGCAATCTCAGCATTGGCACAAACATTGATGCCAGCACTTTTCCAAGGCTGCATATACATAATAGCGGTTTCATACTTGTCACCGTTACCCTTGATAGTCTTAGCATCAGCACCAGATGCAATTAGCTTACCACGAAAAGCCATGTGTTTAGTCTCCACATAAAATTAGTGTCGGATTATCCGACGTTAGCATACTCTAGGTCACAATCGTCAGCCAAGTCAATTAAGTATGGCTTAACTACTTCATACCAGTTATCTACACCTATGTCAAATCCATCACTGTGATCGTCATGGATCAGTTGCAGCTTGTACAATAATTGACTTTGATCATCATTCAAAGCCTCAACACCCATAGATGCAGCCACAGCGTTAAGCACAGGTTGAACCCTACAAGAGCGATTAAGAGTTGCAAACTCTAAAACACCCTTGCCCTCTAAGCCCTCATCATAATGTTCATCATCAATAAATGCACCAACGATACACCTGTTACCATGATGACCCCTGTAAGCACAGTCTGTACCACCATATTCTGAGGGTGTAGACATAGAGGGGCGATCCATATCGGCAAAGTGATCCACAGCTTTATTAAACATTTCTTGAAGTGTCATCTTTTTAGTCTCCTAAGTTTGGTTAGTGTCGGATTGTCCGACGTTAACGGGTCAATCAATTTAGCCCATGACTAGCCCTATACCTGTTGATAGCATAGGACTAGGCAGAAGTCAAATCAAGTGTGATCTAAACGATGAATCATCCCCTAATCTATTACGCAATTCATCCGAATAGGTCAAGGCTTGGTCAATATAGAACCCCTCTTTTTCTACATTGTGATCTGCCATAGCACGTGCAGCGTTATGGCAATCTTTAATGATATGACGTAGAGCATCAATATCACAATCGCTTGCGTTCCTGCGCCATGTAGCGAAATCTTCAGCCGTTGCATAATCGGGTCTCATTTACCTACTCCTGCCAAGTGTGAGCCAAAAGCAATAAAGCATTCATCTTCACTGCCATGAAATACAAAACGACCATTGCACAAAAGCGACCAACTCGCAGGATAAAACTTGTTTTGCTCAATAGTGAAACCGTGTGGCAATTTATAATGGCTTATCTCATTTGCAAAAGCTTGCCATTTGTTAGCTTGTGTTTTTGCTTTCCTGCATATCTTTCCGAACTCAGTCATTCTTTTAGTCTCCTAAGAATTAGTGTCGGATAATCCGACGTTAACGATGCCTTGCAATATGTATAGCATAGGGTGTCGCTTATGTCAAACCAGACGGCATCCCATTACTATCATGCGTAGGTGCGCGTGTGTGAGGGAATGTTTCACGTGAAACAATAGGCACAAAAAAAACCCCGCAAACCGTGAAGCTTGCGGGGCGTTTAGTGTCGGATTATCCGACCTTATTTCTTGATAATGATATGCTCTCCTGCAGCTTTAACAAAAGCGGCTTTTTGAGTGTCATCATATTTTGAATTGACCAGCTTGCCAATCATTGCGCCAAACGTTTTCGGATCAGTCATTAAATCCTGCAAATTTTCTAAGTCTGTTTGACCTGTCTTTTTGGCGTTTTTCTTGCTGGTCGCGCTTGTCGCTGGACCTTGTTTTTGCGCTGGCTTTTGTGCGGCTTTGATAGCTTTCTTACAAGCCGACACGCCTAGGCCGTTTAAGCTTTCTGTGTTGTCAATTTTTGTGACTACCGACCAATTCTGCGCGATAAGCATCGCGTCCGATACGTCTTGTTTGCTCATGAAACCAATGGCAGAATTATCACGATAAGACGCAAAGCTTGATTCACCCCTTGCCTTGATATCGCCACCGTTTGCAATCCAATTGGCGCGAATTTCAATAATACTATCGCCAATAGCTTTCCAATAGCTCAGACCTGTTTTTGCGTTTTGAGCAAGCTTTTCTGTGTTATCAATAACGCAATCAAACAATGGGCTATTGAGTTTTCCAAGGTCCGGCTTTTCGGCTTTTGCCTTGCGCTGGCTTTTATTTGTTTTGATTTTTGTTGCGCGAACTGGTGTTTTAGTTGCTGTTGCTTTTGTGGTTTTCTTTTGAGTAGCTGACATTTGATTAGTCTCCATTGGGTTAAACCGACACCGACACGGTGCCGATAAGTCTTTCTAAGCTATATTGGTGTAATGGTCAATACAGTTTTTAAATTAATTTTAGTGTCGGATTGTCCGACGCTAATTGATTGAGCGAAATAGTGTCGGATTGTCCGACGTTAGAGGTATACTTTTTTAGGCCATTATAAAGACAAGCTTTTGATGTTTAGGATTGTACATAAATTTTCACTTTCTCTTTCACTGTAAAGAAACACCTCAAAACAGCCCTATTTTCAGAGTTTAGAGATACATTATCAGTATGTTTATTGAGTAAAATCAACGCTTTACACTGAAAAACCCCAGAATGATGATGGTAGTGCCTTGAAAAGCACCCCATGCGACGGCCACCCCCCACCCGTACAGTACGTATATATGTACTCTGCAACACACGAGGTTTCACAATAGCACAACCTTAAGTATAACCCTAAAGAAATACGTTATAAGCTTGACCCCGGCTGTATATATGTGGTACAATGCAAATTGTTTCACGTGAAACATTCTTGACGAGTGCATTTGCATGTGTGTACACTACAAAGTTTCGAATAATGGAACAAGATAGCTATTATTGTGCTTTTTACGCAACACTTTTAAAGAAAAACACCTAGCTAGGGTATTTTTGGGGTTGACATGGGGGTATATTTGTGTAAAACTACGGTAGTAGGTAGTAAGTTAAACTTTAAAGTTTCAATTAAATGTTGAAATAAAAAAACACTTAACTAAAAGCTTCGCGTTAAGAAAAGTTTAACATAAAAGTTTAACTATAGCTAACTATTTTTTATTATTTGTATTAGTTACAACAAAACACTTGACTTAAAGTTTAACATAAGTAAAACTATATGAAACAAACTCATCAAAATCAAGACTCTGTACTAGAAACATTTTACAACGCCTTAGCTTCTAGTAACAATAAGGCGTTACATGACGTTCACATACCTATGTCTGATGTATTCTATGTACGTGCGGCAATAGAGGCTGATACAGGGGTTAAATACACGTTAGACCACGTTGAACGTGCCATGTACTTAGAGGGTCACTTAAGTCGTAACGATGTTTTAGACCCTGATAGACCAAGAGGATACTGTACTTACGATGGTTAAACAGTATTAAAAGTAAAAACATATAGGGGGAAGTAATATGCCAGAGATTATTATGGAACGTGTGCTTAAATGGCAGATACTGCCCCGTGTTATGATGTTAGCAGTAACAGTATTAACTTATCAGGCAGTACATTGGTTTATGACATTGCCTGATCCCTCTATACAACAATCAGGATTAGTATCAATTTGTATGGGCGCACTCACAGGTTGTTTTGCGGTATGGTTAGGAAACGAGAAACATAAATGATTGGTCAACTCATAGGTAGCCTTACAGGTTTAGCCACAAGCATTATAGATGGTAAGACCCAGATTAAACTTACTGAAGCTGAGATAAAGAAAAAGCAGCTTACAGGTGAGATTGATTGGGACATAGAGGCTATCAAGGCTACTGAGAATAGCTGGAAGGATGAATGGATTACTTTGTTGTTTAGCATTCCGCTTATTTTAGCTTTTTGTGGTGATTGGGGTAACGACATAGTAGCACGTGGGTTTGAGGCGTTGGAGGTTATGCCTCAGTGGTATCAGATTGCATTAGGTGGTATTGTTAGTGCTAGTATTGGTATGCGTTCAGTGAGTAAGTTCTTTGGAAAGAAATAATGTAATACCTATCCCTCAACTATCTGAGTTAGATAAGCAGTTTATTGCATTAGAGAAACAGCGAGAGTTAATACGAGAGCAAGCAAAGCTCATAGCGGAGAAACGAAATGGGGTTTAAATTATCATCAAGAAGCATTGACAGACTTAATGGTGTTGATGCAGGATTAGTAACTGTAGTTAATACAGCTATTGACATGACTAAAGTTGACTTTGGTGTAACTTGTGGTATGCGTACAGTAGCCGAGCAGGAAGCTTTGGTTGCAAAGGGTGCATCACAAACCATGAAAAGTAAACACTTAGAGGGTCGTGCAGTAGACCTTGTAGCTTACGTAGGGCCTAACGTTACTTGGGCTTTGAATATGTATGACGATATTGCTGACGCTATGGCTGATGCTGCACGTATTCACGGTGTAGCTATTAAGTGGGGAGCAGCTTGGAGTGTAGGCAACATTGCTGAGTGGGACGGTTCTATGGAGGATGCAATGAATGCATACGTAGACCTTCGCCGTTCTCAAGGTC